GGCTGCCATTGAACTAGCACTTAATCCTCTATTAGCCATTGCAGCTTCAGTAGCTTTTGCAGCACCTCTAGCCCATACTGGTAGGGGATTACCAGATGCTAATGCTGTTTCTACTTCTTGCTGTAATCCAGCTAACTGACCTTTTACTGTAGCATCAGATGTAATAGTACCTTGAGCTGCAGTCATAGGAGCTGATACAGTTCCTTGTGCAGCAGTCATTGTAGGAGTTTGTCCAGCTACTGTTGCAGCTGTCATCTGTGCAGCACTTGCAGCTGTAGGTGCAGCTACTTGTGTTCCTGTCATAGCTCCTGGTGCAGCTATAGTTGGTGCAGCAGTAGTAGTAGGTGGAGTAAATCCTAACGTACCAGATACACCTGGAGTAGCTAATAATTCTTGTGGTGCTACATTCTGTAACTGTGGTGATATAGTTGTACCCGTAGGTAAACTAGGTTTTGTAATTAAACTATCAATTAACGATACAGCTTTTTGACTGCCCGTTTGTTCTTTTTGAGCAGGTGCTATTGCACCTTTCTGTAATGCTACTGTATCTTCTGTTGTCGCCATTATCTCCCCTGTCGATTATATTTCTTAAAGCTACGCTTTTCTTGTTTATTTTTATTTTTTTTATGAATCCTAGGACGTTTTTTAGGTTTTGGTCTTGGTACAAAATCTTTAAACTTTCTAGCCATTGTTTATTTTAAAACCTTTATACCATGCTGGTAAACCTATGAAAGGCCTTTTATCAAATTGATTTTCTTTTGCAGTTTTTGATCTTGCTTTATTATAATGCAAAAATACTTGACCACAATCTTTACCTTTAAATTCTTCTCGCCAATGCTCTAAATCACATCCAGAATATAATAACATATCACCTGGTTCTAAATCTACTTTAATACCAGCTTGTCCTGTTTTACCAGTTGGATCTAAGTATATTGGCCAAGGGTCACCCCCAAGATTTAAAGTTGTAGATATTTCACAAGAGTATCTATCTTTGTGTCTTGCTAATACATCTCCTTTTTTATATATTCTAGCATAAGAATATGTTTCACTTAATTTTAATTTAGTATGTTTTTCCATTACAGGTTTTACTTCTTGTAGTAAAGTTTCCATTGCAATGTCACTATAATGTGAATAAGTATTTGGCACTTGTTGATCATGCCACACTCCAAAGTATTCTGTATATGGTGATATATATCTTTGATCAAATAAAAATCTTGCTACATTTCTTTTGTTACAAAAGTATTTATAAACAAAGTCTGCTAATTCTTTTGATATTGCTTTTTTAATTACTGTATATTTATTTTTTTGAAACGACATTTTTAATAATATTTTTCCCCTTTAATTTTCTATTTGACTGTATAAAATTTTTAATATAGTCTGGTTTATTCTTTACAGTATTAGTTTCGAGGGTAGCTTGTATTACAGCTTTTTTCATATTATCATTAGGCTTTGACATTTAAAACACTATTAGGTATTGCCTGACAGTTCCAATGTATAAATCTAAATGGTTCATATCCCATGTCTACAATGTATTGATGTGGCATGTATGAAGGAAAGAACATAGTTCTTCCTGGTTGAACTTTATAATTAATTTGTGATGATGCATATGTTACTTTTGTTTTATCTGCTTCTGGTAAAAGATTCATAATATTACCTGGTCTTGGATCTTCAAATAATGGCATTGATGTAGCTTCACTTGCTTTTAAAAAATAAAAACCAGAGATATGCCCATTCCAATGTGTATGTAATGTATGATGTCCTCCACCTCTTTTAGCAAACTCTTGCACCCACATTTCTGTAATAAATATTGTATAATTTGTTAAATCAAATCCCATTTCAATTAACAAATTATGTGCTGTTGCACCTATGTAATTTTGTAGTTTTGCAAACTTAGGATCACCTATTAATGATGTTGAGTGAAATACATTACCCATGTCTCCCTTGTTTCCAAACTCTTTATTTCTTTTATCTATTGTTTCTTTTAAATTTTTCTTTGATATTTCAATGTAAGGATCTGATGCATTATTTAATTCATTAACAAATCCTGGTTCATCACCATACCATATTGGACATTTAAATAAATCCTGTCTATTCAATTGTTTTGGAAATTGTAATTCTGTTTTTAACTTTTTATTTTTTTTATTATTCATACTTTATATTAAAATGGTTAAAATATTTTTTCCATAATAGGGGTATGAAGGGAAAACAAATATAATTATTTGTTAAATTATGTAAATCATTTTGTTTAATTTTATTTATAATAAATTCTAGTGTTTCTAACCAATCTTTACTAGCTAAATGATTTTTAGTTTTTTCTCTAGTTATATTCCAAAAAGTAGTTTTATATTTATCACTTTCACTATAAATAAAAGCTATAAAATTTTCACACTTTTTAACTATTTGAGTGCATTGATTATTTAAACTTTCTTCTGTTTTATTATTGTAAATATGATCCCACATTAATCTATTTATTTGATCATATATTACACCAGATAAAGCCTCTAATGGTTCAAGAAATACAGCCCTATTTCCATTTTTTAAAATTCTATTTTTTAAAAACACTTTTGTATGATATGCTTTAAATTTAAATTCTTTTAAATTTAATTTTGTATTAAATATTTTTTTTAAATCTCTTTTAGCTTCTTCTACAGATGTAATTTTATTATTAAACATATAACCATAATTTTGTCTTGTTTGTAATGGTATACCGAACATCCAACCATTTTCTGTAGCAATATGTTTTGTATGATTCCAATCCCCTGGTTTATTTATGGTGTGAACTAAAGCATGATTTAAAGGTAAAGTGTCTGAAATAATATAATCTTTATAATCTGTAGGTGTTCCTCTACAATCAATAACATAATCATAAAAATAAATTTCGTTATTAACTTTTATGTAAACAAGATTATTTTTAGTTTCTATACTATCAATATGCCCTACAATTTCTTTAAATTTTTTATTTTTTAATTTTGGAAAAATAACTTCTTTTAATTTAAAATTATTAAAATGAATTCCATAATTAGGGGGAGTTATATGTGAATAAAAATTTTTATCATTCCAGCCAATATATTTAACTCCATACTTTATTGTAGCATCTAGCTCACTTGAGTTTTCAAACATAGAAAAACCACTGCCTAAAAAAAGATCATTTGGTAAATGAACATTTGTACTTTCACCTATACCTAAAGTTTTTATATTTTTGTCATAAATACAATTAACTTCTGTTCTAATTCCATAATTTAACCAATGGCATACAGAAACAACTCCTGCTGTACCACATCCTAAAACTGCAATTTTCATTTAAATGGCCAGCCAAGATTCCATATAACTAAACTATGTCTCGAACCTTTTTTTATTGGACATACTCGATGCCATACAAACGAGGGGAATACTACTAAACTTCCTTTAGGTAATATCTCTTTACACTTTATAGGTTTTCTAGGTTTATCAGGATCTAAGTTTCTAAAATCAAATTCTAACTCACCACCTTTATATTCTTTTGGATCTGATAACGTAACTGTTACAGATAACTTTCTAATTTTACCATGATCTACAGCATTAGAGTTTTCTCTTATATATGGTTTATCCCAACTATCACAATGCCAATCATAGAATTGTCCTTTATTATATTTTGTAAATTGACAAGCCTCAGACCAATCCCATTCAAAATTCCAACCTGCATTTCTATTTGCTTGGTTAATATAAGGTTGTATTTCTTTATAAATCCACCTATCATTCATCCAAACAATATTTGAATTTCTTTTCTTTTTTAAATCTTTAACTTGATTTTGATCTAATGGCCTATCACCATAACCTCCAGTAAGTGCCATTTGATCTTGTAATGATTTTCCATATCGTACAATATCATCACATATTCTTTCTGGTATTGCCCTTTGGAAATACCAATAGTAATTTGTTAAATTCATATCCCTTATATTATACTAGTGTTATTTAAAAATGTCAAGGGGTATTAATTTACGAAGAAATAGTTAATGTTCCAGAAACTGTAAATGTTGCTACTTTTGCTCCACAAGGTCTAGTTGCAGTTGAGTTTGTACCAGGTGATACACTTATAGAAACACATCCTGGAGTCCTTACTATAACGATACCTGATCCTCCAGCACCTGATGCACCTGCTGTATTTCCTGTAGGACTTGTTGCCCCTGCAGCACCACCACCTCCACCAGTATTTGCAGTTCCAGCAGTTCCAGCTGTACAAGCATAATGACCTCCAGCTCCACCGCCTCCAGATCCACCAGCTGCTTTTGGTGCAGATTGAGCACTACCATCACCATCATTACCTCCACCACCTCCACCACCAGCTCTTGTAACAGGTGATCCTGTAATACAAGATGTTGCCCCAGCACCACCAGCTCCTGCGATTGTAAATTTAGGTGTACCAGGAGGTTGTGGGGTAGCTACTGCACTACCTCCTACTGCTCCAGCACCTCCACCACCACCACCAATATAATTTGGTGCTGCTCTACCTGATCCACCAGGATTTCCTTGAGGTGGACTTACTGGAGGAGTATTACCTGCTCCAGCACAATTTGAAATATATCCTCCACCACCAGATCCTCCAGCTATATTAGCAGCAGGATCACCACCATCTGATCCTCCTCTACCTCCACCAGCAGATGTGATCGTAGAAAATACTGAATCTGAACCAGAGGTTCTATTAGCCCTTGTTGGATAACCAGGAGCGTTTGATCCTCCACCTCCAATTGTAATTGGATAATCACCAGCAGCTAATCTTAAAGCTGCTACAGATGCTCCTAAAGGAGAGGCAGTATAACCACCTGTAGATGCACCAGAAGATTCTCTATAACCTCCAGCACCACCTCCACCGCCACCCCAGCTTCCACCTCCACCACCACCAGCGATTACTAAATAATCTACCTCTGCAGGTAAAATTGTTTTAGGCCATGTGCCTTGTTGTAATACTTGTAATTGACTTTTTAAATTCCATACACCACTTGCTTTATTAATTTCTTTTACTACTACAATTCCAGATCCACCATTAAACCCACTTCTACCAGAAGTAGTAGGGCCACCGCCTCCACCTCCACCACCGCCAGTGTTATCAGTTCCATTTGATCCAGCTTCTTGATTAGATCCTCTTTCTCCATTACCACCCCCACCAGGTCCACCTTCTCCTCTTTGGGGTTGACCAGTTCTTGAGGCTCCACCACCTCCACCAGCATATACACCAGAATTAGGTATACCTGGAAATGTAGGACTAAAATCTGTTCCTGGCCCACCATCTTGTTCATTTGTAGTGCAACCTGCTCCACCAGAATTACCAGCACCACCATGGCCACCTCCACCACCTGCAAATCCTCCAGGTGATCCAGCAGTAGGTCCACCAGGATTACCCTGAGGCCCTCCACCACCACCAGAAGCTCCACAGTTTGATCCTCCACCACCTGAACCTAAAGGTACAGTATTACCATTATCTACAGGGGATGTTCCACCTGATCCACCTTTACCACCTGTTTTACCAAAACCAGTTGTATCATTACCATCAGCGTTATTGCTTCCACCACCACCAATAACAACTGGATAACCAGTGTTTCCACAAACAACAACTGATGTAAATATTTCAGCTCCACCAGCTCCACCTCCACCACCTTGTTGATTTCCACCACCACCTCCACCGCCAACTAAAAGTGTGTCTACAAGTCTAGTTGCTGGTTGTGTAGTGTGAGTAGAGTTTGATGTAATTGTAGTCTGCTTACATTTCCCAAAAGAAGTTACGTTTCTTTTACCGATTATACCACCATTGGTTCTAGGCATTTATTATTCTCCTATTAAGATGTCCAAGCTGATCCGTTCCAATCGTAAACTGTAGGTGTTTCTGCTGTGTCGTTAGATTTAGTTGCTTCCCAACCTGTATTATTATCAGCTTGATACTTAGTTTCATTCCATCTAATCATGTAAGCAAAACCAGATCCAGATTCAATTGATGGATATGTAATTGGTGCTTGCCAATCATCACTACTATCTAAAGACCAAGATGCATAAGGTTGTGGTGATAAAAATTTATTTTTGGATGCATCATATCTATAACCAATACCTGCGTATTGTTTTCTAAAATTATTGTTATAAGATGTCTGCTTCCAGGTTCCTCCTTTAAAAAAATTAACACACCATGTTTCACCATCAACGTGCATATCATTATCTTCTAGGATTCCACCATTAGCAGAAATATCATTAGCCACAACTACAACTCTTTTTACAATCAGATGTGTATCTGATGTAAAACCAGTTGGGTCGGTTTTTGATTCTAACTCTGCAAAATGTGCCATGTTTATTATCTCCTTAAATTTTTATAATTATAATCCGTTTGTCCAAGTATTATTTTTTACATTATCATAAACTTCATTTAAACTCCACACTCCAGGTGCTGTTCTTACATTAATAGAAACGGCATTTTGTTTAATTAAAACAAGTCCGCTACCACCACTTCCAGAACTATTACCTGGATAATCACTAACTTGTCCATAACCTCCACCACCACTTCCAGTATTAACTGAACCATTACCACCAGAAACATAAGATGTATGGGGTGAGCTTCCTGGTTGACCTGCACCAGCTCCACCACCACCAGAACCACCAGCTCCTGGGGATGCATTAAAACCACTACCTGTTGTATTAATAGCAGCACCACCACCGCCTCCAGCAAATATATGATCGTCACCTGGATGACTTGGATAATATGGTTGAGGTGCACTACCAAAAACTGGAGATACATCTTTACCAGAACCTCCATCTCCTGCTACTACGCATGGATTTGAAAAACCGCTTTGAGCTTGTTGACCAGCACCACCAGCTCCACCGCCACCGCCACCTGACCAGTTATGTGACCATCCAGCTCCTCCTGCATTTCCATGTCCAGAACTACCTGATACACCTGGTTGACTAGGTTGTGTAGCAGATCCTCCAGGGTTTCTTCCTGTTGGACTACTTGGGCCTGCACCACCAATTTCAACTCCTCCACCACCAGAACCACCAGGATTACCTGGTATTGGATAACCACCTCCTGAACTTGGTGCTGAACCACCTCCTTTAGCTGTAAGTAAAGACCCTACAGTTGTATCACTTCCATCATTACCACCTGGAACTGCACTACTAGAACCAGCACCTCCTGCACCAATTGTTATTGTAATTGCAGAATTAGGTAAAGGATAAGAAGTAGGAGTTAAAATTAATCCTCCTGCACCTCCACCACCAATACCTGATGCATCACCTGCAGCACCAGCACCACCTCCAGCTATAACTAAAACAGCAGCAGGTCTAGATGTAGTTGTTGATTGTGCTGCGCATGTAACTTGAAAAGTTCCACTACTTGTAAATGCAGTAGTAGAAGCTGATACACATGAAGATGTGCATGTAACTGTTCTTATTGGGCCTATGATTCCGCCATTTGCCATGAATTATGTTGCCTCCTATAATTCTATCTATTATGCGTCATCTAATTCTTCGTAAGAAACAAAATATGTTAAATCATTTGCAGCTGATGCTGTAAAA